TCACTTTGTTTAATTTTCATTTTGTACCGCTTAATGCGCGGGTCCAAATTTTCTTCCTCTGGGTCTGGTTTCTTTTCAGCCTCAATACCCATAACTTGACGTATTGTATTCTGAAAATCAAAATAATTTTCTTCAGTTAAAAGTCTTGGATTCTCTAAATCCACGTTTGGGTCTAATTCGTCTTCACTTTTACCAATTAATAACATTTCAATTTCCGGCACGATAGTCACTGGTTCATGTACAAAAAAAGTAAAAGCATCATGTATTTTCTTTCTTAACTTTTCATCTTGATGATAATTAATTAACAAATATTGAAAAGGAGTGGGTACATGATTAACGTTTTCATCTTGGAGAAATGCTTTATCTAATTCCTCTTGTGTCATTGTAAATAATGATTGATAAATCCCAAAATCCTTATTTCCAACTACATCATTTACGGTTGGGGGATATATTTGACAAACATCTTTAAAATCAATTGGAAAACCAAGAAGAATCCTCTCATCAATCATATGATGTCAAAACGAAAGTTTGCTCATAAGCAGAAATTTCTTCAGTTAAAAAATTTAAACTAAAATCTCCACCCGTCAACTTTCCTAATCCCTCAATTTTCTTTCCGTTTAAAGACTTCTGAACTTCCCCCATAATCGCAAAAGGTCTTAGATTTGTGTCTTTAATTATCCATTGAGTCATAGGAACAAACACTTCAATACTAATCATAACGTTTTTGAACTCACTATTTGATGCTAAACCACGACCTCGCGCGATTCTAAGTGCAACAATTGAGTGAGCCGTCTCTTTTGGACCGACACGCGGTACAATTTTAACTAGCTTTTCAAAAACTTCATTTTGTATTTGTTCTGAAGTTAAATCTTCATGGCTCAACGGGTCTTTATCTGTATAATATAGTAATTTTAGTAAATTCTGATTAGCTAAAAGTCTTTTAACTATATATTGTGCATTCACACCTATATCAGTACAATTTCTTACTTTCATGCTTCACCTCCTCGATTCAGCCAGAAGAAATCATCGGCATTATCATCAGCATTTTGAATAGGAGGTTCGCTATGGTCTCTTATATATTGTGGGTCAACAGATACAAATTCAACTCCAGGGGTTGATTGAATATCATAACCAGTCACAACATAAGCTTCCGTAAGTGGTCCTTGTGTAACTTCTAAATAATCATCTTTTCTAATATTTTCATTAAGTGGTATAATAAAGAAGCTTAATTTTAAGTTCTCTGTATATAAAACCTTACTTCTACTTCTTGACTTTAACTCATCCTTTAACATATTGTCTTCTTGACCATAGAAATAAGCCCAAGTGCTACAAGTCTCACCTTGCCTATTCTTCCAAGTTAAATAATGAGTCATTTTTAAAACAATATATCTATTATAACCACTTGCTTTTATATCTTCTAAATAATAAATAAGCCAAGGACATAAAATATTATCTTTATCTGGAATCCACAAAACAGTTCCATTTGGCATATCCAAATGCACGTCCGTCAGTAAATACTGCATTGTCTTTGTTTCATTCTGTCGCATCGGTGTAAGTTCACCCTCGCGCGTTACGCCTTCGTACTCAAATTCTACATAATAAACTGACTTCGCCAACTGTCTTCTAAAATTCTCTTCTCTCTGCCCTTGTATACGAGACTGAAAGTCTACTCCATAATGATTCAACCTCTTTAAATATACATCCTCATAGTATCCCATCGTCTCCCTCCACCTGTTTTGAAAGCAAAGACATACAATCAAAAATTGTACTTCTAAAATACTCATATCTTAAATATCTTAAAGAAGCAATTTTATGGAATAAAGTGTAATAATTAATTGTTCTTTCTTCTACATCAAATCCCATGAGTTCAATGATAATCGAATCTAAAAACTTTTCCCACTCTCTTCCTTTTTCATACTCGCAAAGTAAGCCAAATAATTTATTTTTTAAACTATTTGTATATCCTTCATCCATACCAGGAATATATTTCATTTTACTCTCCTGCCAATTGTCTATATGTAAATGGCTGGCCTTTACGTGAACGATAATAAATACGTTCTAGTTTTAATGCTTTATATTCCTCTCTTTCAAGTAACTGTTTTAACTTATCTATTAAATTAGCTTGTGAAAAATCTCTTTCAACATATAAAGGCTTAACATTTTCCCATGTCATAATAGTTCTATTAAGCCATTCACATTTCATATAAGTTGCAAGTATTTGAATTTCTTCATTAGCTACATTTTCATCGACGAACATATCATCTTTTATTTCTAAGCTAACTCTAGGAAACTTAAAATAAGGAATAGCCGCGTCTAGTAAAGACCGCCAATCCATTTCTCTTTCTTCATCTGTCCAATTTAACCATTCGTCTTCTAACATTTTTGATAGAAACGCATCATATACGTCATAGACTGAAGCCATTTTACCTCTCCTACTTAGTGGCGGCTTGATCTGCCCTATTCAGCTCAATTGCTTTCATAATATTAACATCCACATATTGCTGAATAATTTCCGATTTATCATAATCCATAATTTCATTTGCAATAGCATATGCGGCAAGCTCATTAATTTGTTCAATAGGAAGTTCCTTAATCTTCTGTCTGAACTCAGCAACTGGCATTACTTTTAAATAACGTTTTCTCTGGTCATCATTTAAAGTAATAATATTAACTGGCTCTTTCGCATCTTCTGGTTCAAGACCTAGTGCGATTTTGGTTTCCATATCCTCGATACCAAGAAGTCCATTCTTAAATAAATTCTCAACACCAGGACTATACATAGCCTCTTCTAACTGTTCAAAAGGAATTGTAGCCACCGCGCCTTTTCTTTCCCAGACTCTTCTAAGTCTTAAATCTGGCACTGTTAATATAACTCTCTGTGAAACTAAACTTACAACTTTTACTTTCTTATCCATTTTAAATACTCCTTTTAACTCCCAAATAAACATAGGGAGGGGATTAACCCCTCCCCTATCTAATCAATTATGCGTTTGGATACATTTCTTTATAAGTCTGAGTGATTCCCTCATTCTTATAAATTCCCCAGTTATGATAAGCGAGGATAGCCGTACCAAGCTTTCTATAAGTGTGAATTTCCATAGATTGATCTGCATTTGTGAAGTCCCAAATCTGTGTGTTACCCTCAAATACAACCTTAACAACTCTTTCACCGCCTGTAGGAAGTACATAAGCGAGTTGTGGGTCAATCCATGTTTCTACGTTGTTCTCATCAACAAATGATTGCGGAATCTGAACAATTGGAGTTCCTCTAAAGATATTAATGTATCCCTGATTGTGGATAGCATCGATATCTTGTGGATGATAAACGCCACCATAATTACCATTAGCAGCAACTGGAACGATAGCATCAGCGCCCATAGCAGCAACGAATTCAGGCGGTGCAAAAATAACTGCGCCAGAACCATAACTTCTTACTGTTGAGATAAGCTTCATCATTTCCTGTCCATCAAAATCATTACCAACTGTTACGTTAGCTCTGTTATTTGCAGGAACACCATGCTGAGTAACAGCTGCGCGCAGTGCTCTTTGAACCTCTTGATAAACTGCATCTGTCTGAGCCTCTGTCAGAATTCCAACGAGTTCAGCCATGTTTTCAGCACCATCAAGCATTCTCTCGAAGTCGATAGAAACAGCTCCGCCGATAGCGTGAGCACTAACTTCGAAAGTGCTATTATCAAGTCTGAAACTCTCATATACACCAGACAGACCAACTTGAGTAAGGAACTTTCTTGCTCTAGCTCTGCCAAGCTTTTGTCTGAACAGAGCCTTTTGGCCTTGTCCAACCTGTTGAACCTCTGCGAACATTCCTACAGCATCAATAACCTTATTAGGAACGATTTCGTCAGCAGCCTCAATTATAATTTCATAAATGTCATATCTGTTCTTCATGAACTGATTAACGGAACCAGCTAACTCTCTAAGTCCTTCGCGAAGAGCATCATCAACGTTTTCAACAGAGAAGTTAGTTGGAGCCTGACCTTTAGCTGCATATACAGCTAACTCTTTCATTTCTTTAATAGTCATTCTTCACACCTCCTCTATTACGCTTCAAGAACCTGGAACTTCAGAGCAAACTGAGCATCCGGCATTGTTGTTTTCTCAACAACAAGCAGTACAGGACCAGCACTTGGCTTTGTATCAGAAACCTTGATAGCTCCCATGTCACTAATTCCACCATAAAGCGGAGTAGTAGCAAGAGCAGTCGCTGTAGTAGCAGCAGCAAGTGCAGCCTCGTTAGCAAAATCTTCTGAATCCATGCAGATACAGTTAGTTGTAAAGAGTTCACCTACAGAAAGGAAGCCAAGTCTAGGAAGGAATGTACCTCTCTCAAGTTTGAAATCCTTCAGAGCATTTGCTCTTTCATCGTACATATGCTCTGTTGTATAGTTTAAAGCGATTGGCATCTTGGCGGCGTTGGCAGCAGTAGGGAACTTAACAGTTCTATTTACTCTATCAACCGCAAGCAGCATTCCGTTTTCAGCTGGAACTGAAGCAAAATCAGTAGCATCAAGAGCACACTGAGCTTCAACACGTCCATCTCTACGGAAAGATACCTGGTTAAGTTCTAATTGACCAAAGCCGTCAATTACAAGTCTTTTATCAGCCATAATAAATCCTCCGTTATTATTTATTTTTATGCTTTTGTCTTTCCAAAATAGCTTCTATTCCAGTGAGCATAGGCTCATCTTTTGGAACAAAGTTATCTTCGTTATTAGTAAAAATAGTTGTTGACTTAGATTGAACCAGAGCAAAAGCAAGCTCCTTATCTAACTCATCTTTAGTGTAATTATCAATGTTTTCTCTGAAAGATGCAAGCTGTTCTTCATCGAGAATAGTTGTGTATTTTTCAATTACACTTTCTTTCTCTTTTAATTCTGCTGAAGCTTTAAATTCAGCTAGCGCATCTTTTTCAAGATTAATAGCATCAATTGTCTCTAAAGCAGTCGTATAATTCTTATTTGCTTCTTCTAACTCATTCTCAAGTCTTCCATTATCCTGTTGTAAAGTCGCAATTGTAGCTTCAACCTCTTCTTTTTTGGATTCAAAGCTGTCTACTTTTTCTTGCAGACCAGTTACAACCTCATCGATTTTCTCATAAGTATTGCTATTCATAGTATGAAGAACATCTAGCGCACGCTTTTCTTCTTCATTTACATCCACAATATAGCAAGCTTCCATTTTATCAATAGAAAGAGAATCGGTGTCATCATTTTTCGTATAATAAGCTCTCTCATAAGCCTTATCTTCAAATTTGAAAACAACTGCATATGCATCATATACATCGCAAACTGCATAATCCATAGTATAATCATTTTCTTCATTGAATCTAGGGTTTAAGAGGGACCAAATCATATTATATTTCTGATTGTCAGAAAGTTTAAATTCCATATGTTTTTCTCCTCCCAAGTTCTGCTTTTGAAAAATTTCATTATTTTCTAAATCAACCATTAGATTCTTAACAGAATCAACTAATGTGTAGAATGAAGCCCCTTCAAAACATGGCTCATAATCTTCGCCAAGAGCTTGCAATCCTAGGAAACGACCTTCTGTAAAAACAAAATATCGTTTTCCATTTATAAATTGCCATTCTCCATTAATAGAGTCTGCATATAATTCCATAGATTGAGACTTACTAATAATATCAAAAGCTTCTTGTTTGTAAAGTCCAGTAAAAAGGAACACATCCGCGCAAGCATAGGTCCTTTCTACACCATCTATATCAAGATGCTTCTCCCACGCAAAGTTCGGATTTTCTGGTACGATTCCATAAATACGACCTTCATATCTTTCTCTTCCATGGTCGGTATAGTCATCTTTCACATTATCATATATTCCTTTAACAGGAACATATGGTAATGTTGAGATTAACTTTTCCGCAAACTCCTCTGTAATATAAGTGCCATTACGATTGGCACCAGTATAAAAAATTCTACATCTTGCTTTAGATAAGACTTCATTATAACTAGTAACATTACCATAAATAGAAAGAGAAAAAGTCGTTAAATTATCTTTCTCTTTACCCATTAATTAGAACCTCCATTATCTAATGATTTCTCATTAGCAATTGTTTTTGCACTTTTATCCTGTGCATCTTTCTCAGGACGTCCTACGTTTCCTGTCTCTGTATAAGCTGTGCTTAAAGGTAGAAGCTTTTCTTTTAATTTTAAAACATCATTTTCCAAGTCTTTTAAATCATTAAGCTCTCGTTGAGAAATATCCATCGCGAGCGCCGGCAGCATAAAACTATATCCAGAATTGGCTAATTTCAAACTTGTTTCGACATAATCTTTTTGATTATAGTAAGAAATAGGTAAAATTTTATAATTAAATGAAACATTAGTATTGCCAAAACGCTCATTTAAAATTGAAGTAATAAAATTCTCAAGCTTCCTTGCCAATATCATCATTAATGCCATATCATTAGTAATTGAAGTGCTTAACGATAAATTAGAGTCGGTGCCAAATAACTGACTACTAGAACCCGCAGTCGCATAAATATTATTTAAAGCTTTGTCTACAGAATTCAAAGAGTTATCATTAGAAGTTTTAGAAACAATAGCGTCAACATCGGCATAAGTAGTTAATACACTGAGATTTTCATTTTTCCTCATCATATCAACTG